CTAAGTTTTGAGGGCCACGCTATCGAGCAAATGGGAAAACGGCAGATCAGCCTTGCGCAGGCCAATGAAATTGCTGAACACGCCATTCTCGCAATCAGCCAGCGCAACGGTACACAGCACGCTTATTATTCTGAAAAAGGTTTCATTGTCATCCGGCAAGATGGTTCTATCGGTACGGTAGGTTGGCTGGACGATGCTGGGAAACAAATCGTCGAGGTGATGAAACAGCATGGTTTTTAATACAACTCCGATTCCTGACCCACAGGTTTTCTGCCCGATCTTCCGCCATAAGATTGCGGACGGCCTTTGCTGGGATATTTCTAACATCGGAAATGACAGCCTGATGCTACCGCCTGAAAAGACCCCGCCTTGCAGTTGGGAGAAAGCCCACCAAATTTGTCTCAAGTGTCCTGTCTATGAAGAAATGGGACAGTAACAACCAAATAATGTAAGCGTCTTTACCCAGACGGGCAGGGGCGCTTTTTTCATGCCGTATTCGCTCAGTTGGCAGAGCAGTTGTCTCCAAAAACCACAGGCCGCTGGTTCGAATCCACCCGCATGAAAACTCAAACTTTCTGCAAACAGAAAACCGCCAGCGTATCTCTACGCTGGCGGTCTTTTTATGGGCGCGGGTGGATTACGCGAGCCGCGCATCTAAAAAAGCCCCGCAGGGGCTTTTTCCCCCGCCGGACTGTTCGGCGGGTCGATGCTGTTCGAATCCACCCGCCTAGCCTCCGGGAAGGTTATTACAAAACAGAAACTCCAGTACCCGGTTCGGATACTGGAGTTCTTGGTGGGCGCGGGTGGATTCGAACAAGCTCAACTATCACAATTCACTGGATGCGCTTTGAAATTGTGATGGATTCATGCGCATTTTTTGAATGTCACCGAAAATCAATTATCGGCCATCACTACCATTTAGGAACAAAAACGGGTTACAAAGTGGGTTATTTCGCACGGGGAGAATACTCTGCCAGAGCATCTGAAACGGCCATCGCTGCCGTGTCGGCCCTGCCGTCAACGGCATGACTGTACCAGCCGTATGTATCCATACTTTTGCTGTGCCCCACCATGCGGCGCAGCTCTGCCGGGGACACAGCATCCTCGATGATGCTCACAAAGGTGTGCCGCAGCTCGTACAGGCTGACCGGCGGATCAATGCCGTTACTGCGCTGGTAGGACTGCCAGTAGTTGTAGAGACTGTGTTCATTCTCCAACAGGAAAATTGGATCATCGCCCCGAAGAGGCCGCTCCTCCTCAAAAGCCCGCTGCTGCAGCTGAGCGTGGAGTTCCGCAGCCGCCAGCGGGTGCAGGACTACCGTGCGGATCGCATTTTCGTTCTTGCCGTGCGTTTCCTCATCAAAGGTATTGATGGCCCGTGCAAGATGCAGCCGGTTGCCCTCCACGTCGCCCACACGCAGGCCCAGCAGTTCGCCAGGGCGCAGGCCAGTCAGGACCGAAAAGCGGTATGCATGGATATTGGCATCCTGTTCAACTTTGCCACGGACGACGCGTGTATCCGTGGAAAGCAGGACCCGCAATGCGTCCGGCTGAAGGATCTTTCTGCCCTTTGGACGTGCTCCCCTAGGTACCGTGAGCCCCTCGTCCTCTGGCCGCAGGGCGGTGTATTTATGCTGCCGGGCCCATTTCACAAAGCTAACCTCAACCGCCCGGATTCCCTGCAATGTTTTCTTCGAGAGGTTTCCCCTGCTCTTTCGGGTGGCCTGCGGGTTCATGCTGCCTTCCTTGTATGCCCGATTCAGCACATCCTGCAGCATTCCCGTATTCAGGTCACCGATCCGGCGGTCGCCCACCACTGGCAGGATGTAGTTCTGCCCAAACTTCTCTACCTGCTGGGCATAGCTTGTGCCGGCGGTGGCCCGCACCGAGATCAGATACTCGTTCCAGACCTCCGAACAGCGCTTAGTGGTGCTGCAAATGCCCTCATCCAGCCAGGCATCCGCTTTTGCATTTGCTTCCCGCTGGCCGGTGCGGCCCGGCTTTGCACTGGTAAAAGTCCGGCGCACACCATTCTTCTGTACTTTGATTTGCCACCGATTTTGGTTAGGCAACCATTGGGCAGTATTGGTTCGCATTCCCATAAAAATAACCTCCTTTGGGGTACACTTTGACAAGCCCGCCCAAAAGAGGTATAATCGCATTGCTTGAGTGTGCGATGACCTCCTTTGGAGCGAGCCGCTTATCTTAACTCCCTCGGTGTTCCAGCACCGGGGAGTTTTTTTGTTTTATACTACCTTTTCAAAGACCATGGTGGCCTGAATCCGGTCGCCGCCCATCAGGCCCTTGCTGCCGCCGTTTGCGGTAGTGATCGTATGGAGCCGATAGCCTTTGGCGGCCTGCTGGTTAATGACATTCTCCAGCTCCGTCAGATTTCCAGAGCCAGTACCGATAAATTTTTCTTTTAACGTGACCTGCAATACCACATACTGATACGAATTGCCCGATGCGGTGGAATAAGTAGATTCCTTCTGCAATGTGTCCATGAAGCCCATAGTTCATTCCTCCTGTTTATTTGTTTTCTTGAAAGCAGTTTAGATGCTTTACAACCTTTGATAAAAACAAACCGTCATTGCCTCTGCGAATTTGAAATACAAAATAAGAAGATTTCGTTCCATTATGAATCCAGCAAATGATTTCCGCTTTCCCGATATTTCCGTCCGGTAAATAATAAATGCGTCCAAATACTTCTTTTCCTTTGGCCTGCGAAATTTTCCATTGCTCATCCTGCGAAAGCAGGCAAAACGCCATCATTAAAGGGTACTTGGGCCGTTTCCCTGTCGGTGTTAATGGCATGATAGCTAATCTGGTGTAATCATCAGCGCCTTGCAAATCAGATGGTACAAATCTGATTTCTTTTTCACAGATGGAAAACACAGGAATTTCCGAATCATTAAGATGTCCTTCGCTCAAAAAGCGATTCATGCATAGAATATCTTCCTTGGCTACCAGCTGGTTTTCTCCATCAATAAAAATTACAATCGGATTATTTTCCATTCCGAAGTCATAGGCGCGAACTTTTGAAAAATCATAGCGTGTTTCGAATGTCAGCTCCGGCATTTCGAGATTAATAATTTGAGGAGCAGCCCGATTATTCCATTTTTCGAGGTAGGGGTCGTGTGTTGGATTAGCAACTTGGCCACGCCTAACAGAAGTCTTATCTTCCTGAACCTGTGGCTCTTCCGCCGCATCCATTGCCATCTTTCCGACTACCTTTGTAGCCTTTTTTAGCCAACCAAAAACGCCCATGCAATACCTCCCACTTCAGATATCCCGGCAGAGCCCCACGGCCTTGCCTTCAATGACAACGGTGTTCATATCCTCCCGGCTGAGGATGATGCTGTTGAAAGCCGGATTCTCCGGCCGCAGTTCAATGAAGTTCTCGTGCAGATAGACATGCTTCAGGGTGGCCTCTTCCCCGATCCGCACAGCAGCGATCTCGCCGTTTTCCACCTCTGGCTGGCTGCGAATCGCCACCAGATCGCCATCGTGGATGCGGGGTTCCATGCTGTCACCCTTGCAGGTCAGTGTAAAGGTGGAGTGCCAGCGGGAAGGCACGCACACCATTTGATCGATGTTCTCTTCTGCCGTGATGGGCGTACCGCAGGCGATCCGCCCCACCAGCGGCACCACATCCATGGCTGGCATCGGCTCAAAGCCCGGTGGAACGGTAGGTTCTCTGGATGCAGCCGGGGCGGGCTGCTCTTCCCAGCCCATCAGATAGGCGGGAGACACTCTCAGCCGTTTTGCAATGGCATCTACTTTATCTGTCGGTATGTTTGTTACAATGTTATTCTCATACTTATATATAGCTTGCTTTGATACGCCAATGTAGTCAGCAAGCTCCTGCTGGGTTACGTCTTGCTCCTGACGCACTTGTCGAATGCGATCACCTACAGTCACCATGAGCACCTCCTTTAATATCTATAGTATAGCAGATAAACTGACGGTTTACAATATTTTTAATTGAATTACCAAAAATAACTTGACAGGTTACAGATATGGTGTTATTATACTCGTAACCTCACAAGTTACATCGAGGTCGTTTGGAGGTGAAAACGTGGTAAATGTCAATTTACTCAAGTCGTACATGGTCAGAGCGGGTTACACCCAGAAAAAATTGGCTCAAGAGCTCGGGATTTCGGAGCAAACCTTAACTCGCAAGCTCAAGAAACGTGTCTTTGGCACGGACGAAGCCTCAAAGATTGTAGAGCTTTTAAGTATCGACAATCCGCAGGCTGTATTTTTCGGCCACTGAGTAACCTGTGAAGTTACATCAAAGGAGGTGAACGATGTGAACGACAACAAAAAGCCCAGCGAACTGCTGGAAATCAAAGAACTCCTCACCCACCAGTTGCAGCTGGTGAGCAAGGAGTCCGAAGAAGCTCGCGGGGAGACGCTGGCCGCACTGAGTTCTGCGGCTGCAGATCTGGCTCAGGTGCTGGCAGCGTGTAGCGGGGCCTTGGTTTATGCGTTTCCGGGCGGCTCAGAGTCAACGCCGAAAACACATACATTGACTATGGACGAGATGCCGCATCATCCATTCAGCTTGTGAATTGGGCCAATCGGTAACTGGACGAGGTATTCAAATCTAGGATTGTCACTAATCTCACCAGACCAATAACGATAAGCGGCATCAAATATTCCCGATACATGAAGTCCTATGAACCAAGATGGCCCTGCGTAACAAAGAGAAAGACCACCACACAGTAATCTTGAATCAAATTTTGGTGTATCATCAGGCGCATCAATTTCAAAAATTTGTGTTTGCGGTTTTCTTCCCAGTTCTGGCCATTCTTCTAAATCGGATATTTCTTTTACAGCAAAAAGTGAGGTCATCCTAGAAGGCAGCGACGGAAAATAGCATCTCCGAACCAATTCCGAAACCAATTCAATGATTTGGGCATCAGGGTGTTTTTTCACATTTTCAAACTCGCAAGCCGGAATCAATGGCGTTCCATCGGGAGTCCACCACAGTGGATTCGGCTTAAGTTCAGTGCTTAGGTAACTTTGCCCGTGCTTTGAAACTCCGTTTTGAAACTCTCTTGCAAAGTAAGATTTTTGGACTTCCTCAGTCAGGTTTTCTAACGACTGCAATTCAATCTTTTGTCCATCACTTAATGTTCCGTCTTTATCTAAGTGATACAGTTTCATAATTTCACCTTCCTTCTGTCCCAGTATACCGCAGAAGGGAGCCACCCACAAGGAGGTGAGCAACGTGAAAAAGCCTTATCTCAAAATCAGTCGTCTGGCAGAAGATCAGGATCTCAACCAGGGCGCACTTGCGGCCCTGATTGGGGTAAGCTCCAACACGATGACCGCACGGCTCAAGGGGACACAACCTTGGAGGAGTGACGAGATCGTCATCATCTGCAGAGCACTGCACATTCCGCAAGAGCAGATCGGGGAGTATTTCTTCCCGGCAATCGCAAAGGAGGAAAAGACCGCATGAAACCTTATACCCTCGCATCTGAGCGGGCCGCAGCGCCCACTGGATGCGCGTACATCGCACCGCTGCTGTCCTATGCCTGGTTCCGGTGGGAGAACTGCCGGGCCGCTGGTGTCTATGTGACCGGCGCAGAGGTCGTGTCAGCCAAACCCACGAACGTACAGGTTTTCGCAGATGGCGAATGGAACCCTGTTGTGGCCTACTATGGCTGCACCTGCGAACCTGCACTGGATTATCTTCAGGAGGTAGATCCCGCATGAAGCTGAAAATCAACCTGCTGTACGCCGCAGGCCTTGCCCTGCTGATCGGTTCCGCCAGTGTGGGGGACGGCTTCAATGCCGTCCTGCCCAACTCCTGGGGTATCCAGGTGCTGGCTGCCATTCTCATGGCCGCACTGGCAATTACCTGCTTCGGCTATGGGCGCTATTTGGAAATGACCCGGAAGCACCGCCGCTATGGCCGCGTTGACCGCACCCACGCCCGCACCGAAGAGCCGGAGTACCGGCAGAACCGGAGGGGCGCATGAAAACGAAACGTCTGAAGAAGCTCCTGATGGGCATGGGCCTGAGCCGCAATCAGGCAAATCACATGGTCAAGGACCAGCGAGCCACCGGCTCCCCACGGGTCAGCAATGCAATCTATTACTATTATGCCAAAAGGTACATCTCCGAGTTAACGCCGGACTGGTTACCGCTTATCGAAAGCTTTGTACTCGGAAACGCAGAAGAGGATGTCGAGGACATCAACAAAAATGAGCCCGCCCGTGCTGGTAACACGGACGAGCCCAAAGGGTGATGGAATTGTGAAGACCCATCCCCTTGATGATATCACATCAGAAAGGATTTTACAAATGAAAGGTATTTTAGCCGAACCGGGCAAATATCCGGTGATCGCGTCCCTGCCCGACAGCCTGTGGGCCATTGAGAACCGGCTGGGCACGCCCTGCGAGATGATCGTGCTGCCCCGCACCCCGGCGGTGCTGTTCGTGGGCCGGTACGATGGCCCCATCCAGCCCGCCAGCCTGCTCAACCGGAAGTACCGGGGCCGCCAGCTTTACGGGCCCATCCTCTGCTACGGCTGGAAGGGCAACAACATCCAGCCCATGAGCAAGGATGTGCAGACCGAGATGCTGGACCGCCTGAAGGGCACGGAGGTAAAGGTATGAGCGAGCACATCATCAGCCAGAACAGCAACGATGTCTACTACGCCTATTTCCGTGGGCGGTTCTGGCGCTGGGACGAATCTGCACACGTCTGGAGAGAAAGCCATTTGCTGGCCCAGAAGTTCGGCAAAGCCAAGACCGTTGAAAAGCGGCTGACCCCGGAAGCGTTTCTGACCAGCGACGAGTTCATTCCGATGGATGACTACGAGCTTCCCGAGCGGATGCTTGCCGCCCTCAGGGATGCCAAGCCCTGCAAGAACGCACCCATCGAACCGGTAGAGGAGGAATCCGAATGTGCACCTGCCCAGAATGCGGATGCTACTGTGACTACGGCAGAGAATGCTGTCCCGACTGCCACAGCGGCAACGCCGACCATCTCGGAGAGCGGGGCGGATGCAAGCGCATCGACCCCCGCGACATCCCCGCAGAACTGCGAATCGGCCCCTGCCGCATCGGTGGACGGTTCTTCTGTATCAACAGCTGGTGCCATGCAGGACAAGCCCCTGACTTTCATTCGGGAGGACAAGTGCCCGGAGTTTGATTATTCCGGCCTGCCTGAACAGACTGTGGCGACCCTGCATCTTGCAGAAAACGGATATCTTCACGGCAAGAAACTGGCCGAAAAGGGTCTTGTTTACATGGGTGACAACATT